ATTAACAACTTCCTAAAAGGTTTCCAGGACGGATTACCAGGTATGAAAGACTACCAACACGCATCGAGATTGTACGTTGACGACAATTTCAAGTTGATGCCAAAACAGAAATTCCTGTTCCATGTTGTATTCAACACAGACGAAACACTCTTCGTAAATGGCTTCAGTGCCAATGAGAGATACGAACTTAACATGTTAGTAAAAGCATGTGACCTACCAAAATATGATATGAGTTACGAGGAAAAAACACAGTACAACAAGAAGATGTACGCAGGAACCAGGATAGCATATGATCCTGTAAACATAACTTTCCATGACGACCATGCAGACACTGTGAACGCATTCTGGAAGAAGTACTACGAGTACAACATAGCAGACTCTATAGGCATGAACAGTGACCTCACTATTTCTAACACTAAAGATGATTATTATCTTTTTGGCGATGCTAGAAAAACAACAAAATTCGGTATGGACACACCAAAGGTCAGACAAAAACCTTATCTTAAAGGTATTGAAATTTTTGTGTTGCACAAACAGAGATTCACATCAATGACACTTGTAAATCCAGTTATTGGCTCATTCTCACACGACAATCTAGACCAAGCGGATGGTACAGGTGTCATGAACAACACAATGCAGATATTATACGAAACTGTGATCTACAAATCAGGCATAGTAAACAAAAATAGCGTGCCTGGCTTTGCAACGGTGCATTATGACAATTCACCTAGTCCCCTGACTGTATTGGGTGGTGGGACCAACAGCATATTTGGACCAGGCGGAGTTGTGGACGGCGTGGGATCTGTTATAAGGAATGTTCAATCAGGTAACATCCTAGGTGCCATACTGGGAGCGTCTAACACCTACAACAACGCCAAAAGAATTAGGAAGAGAGATGTCAAAGAAGAACTTAAAGGGATAGCAAAAGACGGTGTATTAAACATTGGCAAACAAGCAGGATCTATAAGCAACCCTGTCTCACAGTTTACTGTCGGGGCGGCCGTATTGGATGCGGCTACACTTGCAACTGCAACAGGCACAGTCGACAACAGCAATCAGTCAAACAACACTGTCATTAATAACAGCACAATCGACACAATCAACTTCTTAGCACCAGATGAAGCATTCCATCTAGTGAACAATGACGAAAACGTCAGAGACGAGATCGCGGCTGGAATATATTACAAAGACATAGGCTCTCGTAAAAATCTCACAGTGGCAGAATCAGATGTGGAGTACAACGGATCATCAGATAATGTTAAAACTGTTTACACTAGTAAAGTGATAACAGATATCAGAAAACTAGTAACCGAAGGATACATAAAAATTGCAAGACAATCACTAGACGTAGAAATAGCAACTGAGAAGGCAACATTATAATGGCCGAATTTTACACAAACTTACCACAAAAAGACAAAAATGAGTTTGAGAAAACCGTTGAAAAACTAACAACTACACCGTATGAAACAAATTATGAATTCAACGTGGGAGAGTATGACAGCACAGTGGCATTCTTTGTAAAACGTAATTTTTCTAGGGAGGCGGCAGAATCGACTGCCTATGCAATCCTGGCTCAGGCAAAAATTGACGACATAAAACCACAACAGATTCTTGACCAGTTAGGCTACGCAACAGATGCCTTACTGTCAGAGCTCATCACTATAATACTCAACGCCAATAGATACAAGTCAAGTAGGCTAGGTGTAAGGCAAACGCTGAATGCCAAGGATACAGTGTCTAGGAACATCATAGACTAATGTTACCCAGATTTGCGAGAGGCAAGTTCTCTCCCAAGAACGGGGAGAAATATGTTGGAACAAAAACACCAACTTATAGATCCAGTTGGGAACATTCGTTCATGCGACTGTGTGACGAGCACCCAAACGTATACCAGTGGGCCAGTGAATCCATTAAGATACCATACAGGCATCCGTTCACAGGCAAGTACACTGTGTACGTGCCAGACTTCTTCGTAGTATATCAAGACAAGCAAGGCAAGAAACATGCTGAAATGGTAGAAATCAAACCAATGAGTCAGACATCAATGGAGGCCGCCGGCAAGAGCATGGCGAAGAAAAAACAGGTGGTTATAAACATGGCAAAATGGGAGGCCGCAAACGCCTATGCTAAACAGAGAAAGATCAGATTCAGGGTTGTATCAGAAGAACAGTTGTTCCATAACGGCAAACGTAAGTAAATAAAACAATGACAAAGAAACTAGAAGACATTCTTAATTTACCAAATGTTAAGGAAGCATTCAAAGAAGTAGATAAGAAAGAAAAAGATAAAAAAATTAAGGAAACAGCCAACGGAAATCCGTCAACAAAAAACCTTGATCCTCAGACACAGAAGAACTTGCAGAAAAGTTATGCAGAGTTTGACAAAATTGCGGCCGCACTGCCACAAGTGAAAGGACTTGGCGAACTGTCAGACCTAGAACTAGACAAATTAGCCATAGAAGCAGAAGAAAGTTATAAGAATTTGATGGATCTTGGCATGAACGTTGACTCCCGTTACTCGGGACGTATATTTGAGGTTGCTGGTAATTTCCTACGTAACGCCATAGATGCTAAAAGCGGCAAAATAGACAAGAAACTTAAAATGATAGAATTACAATTAAAAAAGCAGAAGTTAGACCAGGGCAACAAGGACGGGGGTCCTATAGAAGAAAGCGATGGCTTTGTGATATCTGATCGTAATGAATTAATGAAGAAACTACTTAAAAAAGACTAAATATTGCATATGAGCACATTTCAAGACTACCTTACAGAAGCAGTAAAGTCATATGACTACAAAATAAAGATCGCTGGTGCATCTAAGGACATCGACAAGAATGCGTTGGAAACAGCACTACAAAAATTTGATCTTGCCAGTATGTCAGCAGGTAAGACTACACCAATCATGACACTACCACTTGATTTTCCTGCCTTAAGCAATGAGTCAGTGACAATATTCGATGTTACAACGAATTATCCAGAGTCACCGAGAGTGATGCACGAATACCTTTCAGACTTGTTAAGGATTCCAATGACACATATGGTTGTTAGGAAACCAGGTGAGCCAACAGAGGAATACCAAGATGAGATGCAGATAGCAAAAAAATCAGAATTCGCAAACAAACTAGACGGCGTAGAAACTAAATTCCAAGAACATCCAGTTAAAGGTGAAGAGCACTATGGTGACAAACACAACATGAGTTTACTGAAGGAATTACTTAAAGACAAAGAAGACAGATACGAAATTACAAAGGGCACTGACAACAAAGTTGGGAATGTAATGCCAAGTGAAGATGATAAAAAAGCAGGGTCTCCTATACACACAGGACCCGGACCAGTGAAAGGAAATCCACATCCAACAACACTACAAGGTTTTAAACAATAAAGGAATAAGTTATGGAAATGATCGACGTATTACAGAAATTAAGAGAAATTGCAGAGACTAAACCAGAGTTGGTTGCTGATGCTGTTGACAATGTTCAGAGAACTAATCCTAAACAAGAAGTTGCAGAAGGTGGCATGAAAGATTACTTGCACGACGAAGCAGAAAAATTATCTAGAGAAGATTTTTTAAAGAAACATGGTGAAAGCCTAAAAGGTTTTTATGATGCAATAAATGGTTCAGAGGAAGATGAGAACAGTATTGCAGGTGAAGGCAAGATGCCAGCAGGTCTAAAAGCATACCACGACAAGAAAGCAGACAAAAAAGAAGAAGTAAAAGAAGATATTAAGATATCTGCTGACACGCCTCAAGAAGCAGGCATGATGATGCAGATTTTAAAACTAGCAGGTGTACAGCCGGTAGACACGGCAATGATGAATCAACCTGACCAGGACATGGAACCTAAGCCAGACATGGATCAAGACGATGCCATGGGCTCTATGCAAATGGCCAAGATGAGAGACATGATGACTGCACCAGATGAAGAAAAAGCGGCAGAGACATTTGCAAATGAACCTGAAGAAAAAGTTCAAGATGTTGATTCGTTGGTTAACAAACACTCAGGTGGTCTAAACAGACAGAAAAGTGCTTTCTCAAGAGCAGAACCAGGTGATAACCCAATGACTGCAGAAGACAAGATCACGGAAGAAGAGTTGGCAAACAGTCTTAGAACACAGTACGAAAATTTCAAAGAAGCATACCATAAAAAAGCAAAGATGGACGAAGCGCCAAAACCTGACTTCTTAGACATGGACAAAGACGGCGACAAAAAAGAACCAATGAAAAAAGCCGTTAAAGACAAAGAAGAAAAAGAAGCAAAGTAATACTTTTCCAAGTAACAACACAGCGTTAAATACTATACCATGGCGTATGTATCATTAGATAGCGACCAAATTAAGAAGGCGCATAAAAAACACAAATACACCAAAGAACAGGTAGAACAACTTGAGCAGTGTATGGATCCTAAATCTGGACCATTGTTCTTTATGAAACAGTTCATGAAGATACAACATCCAGTCAAAGGTTCTATGCCGTTCCACCCATTCCCGTACCAAGAAAGATTAATTAACAGTTACAACGATCATAGGTTCTCGATAGCGATGCTACCAAGACAAACAGGTAAGACAACCTGTGCATCAGGCTACCTTATTTGGTACGCTATGTTCCGACCAGATTCACAGATACTAATAGCCGCTCACAAATACGCAGGAGCATCTGACATCATGTCAAGAGTGCGTTATGCATACGAGATGCTACCTAGTTGGATCAAAGCAGGAGTTACGCAGTACAACAGGAACAGTATAGAATTTGACAACGGTTCAAAAATCATGGCAACCACAACCACAGAGAACACAGGACGGGGTATGTCACTTACACTGATATATTGTGATGAGTTTGCATTCGTTCAACCGCCCGAGAAAGCCAAAGAATTTTGGACTTCGCTATCTCCAACATTGAGTACAGGTGGTAAGTGTATGATAACATCCACTCCCAACAGTGACGAAGACCAGTTCGCAATGATTTGGAAGGAGGCCAACAAGAGGTTTGATGACTACGGCAATGATAAAATTATAGGCACAAATGGATTCTATGCCATGAAGGCACACTGGTCAGAACACCCAGACAGGGATGAACCATGGGCCGAAGCAGAGAAATCGAGGATAGGTGAAGAAAGATTCAGAAGGGAACATGAATGCGAATTCTTAATCTTTGACGAAACTTTGGTGTCGAGCATAGTTCTAGCAGACATGGAGGGTGTTCCACCAATCGAAACCACAGGGCAGGTACGTTGGTTCAAACGTCCAACACCCGGCCACACTTACATGGTATCCTTGGATCCTAGTATGGGCACAGGAGGCGATTACGCCGCGATACAGGTATTTGAACTGCCAACTTTTGAACAGATAGGTGAATGGCAACACAACCAAACACCAATGAATCAACAGGTAAGGATTTTGCAAGGGATCAATAAACACATCCATGACACAATAATGGAGAAAGATGCAACGGCAACTCCACAAATATTTTATTCTATGGAAAACAACTCCATAGGTGAAGCCGCACTTATGAGGGTAATGGACATAGGGGAGGAGAACATAATGGGCATGTTCCTGTCTGAACCGATAAGGAAAGGACACAGACGAAAATTTAGACGAGGGTTCAACACAACGGCCAAACATAAAATCGACGCTTGTACAAAGTTCAAAGAGCTTGTGGAGAATGATAAAATGAAAATTAATTCCACATTGTTGATATCAGAACTCAAAGACTTTGTTGCATCTGGAATGAGCTACAGTGCAAAACCCGGACAGCACGATGACCTTGTTAGTTCCTGCTTGTTAATGACACGTATGATGAAAGTACTGGCGGATTTTGACCCTAAAATATTTGAAAAATGGACGGACAGAACAAGTGAGATCACACCAATGCCCATATTTGGATCATTCACAGGATAATAAATACACTATATGAACCCTAAAAACTCGCAAGATTTATTCAATAAAATAAGATCACAATTTTCAAACATAAGACTAGGTGATGAGAACGGTGCCGCCACAGCCGATCCAGGAAGTGCTGTGTTTTTTGAGTTTGAATTCCAAGAAGATGCAGACACATTTGGCTCAGTGAGCGTAAGTTTAGCAGATGGTGAAAACATGAAGGTTTATTATAATAGAGATCTAGTGAGCAAGATAGATGAAGATAGCAGAGACGAATGGTATGCATTCCTTAAAGAATTAAAAGACTTTGCAGTAGAACATCAATTACGTTTTGATGTGAGGGATATCACCAAAAACAACCTAACGAAGCAGGACTATGAAAATCTTGCAGATACGAACAAAACGGTAAATACTGATGAAATGTCAGAAGAACTAGCAAGAATCACTAAATTAGCAGGTGTTACAGAAGGCCTTACAGGTACTGCTAAACGTTCATACGAGAACCTAAACAAAACAAAATTAATAATAAGACACAAAGGCAAAGTTGACGAGACTGTGCCAGGTGCAAGATCAAGACAGATACAATCACTATACATCGAAAACGAAGACGGTGAGAGATTCAAGTATCCTTTGACGCATTTAGCAGGTGCAAGAGCCATGATGAGACACGTGTCAAATGGTGGAAGACCACATGATGAATTTGGCGAACACATTGTTAGAACATCAGAAGACATAGCAAAATTAAATTCATTCTCAAGATATGTTACCAACAAAGATCAGTTGAACGACAACGCAGGTGACATCATCGAGCAGACAAAATTGAAACTAGAGAACCTAAGAGGTTACATGAAGAACCTTTCTAACCAAGCACACTACGAGAACGCAAGTAAAGATTTCAAAACATCAGAAGAGCAAATACTGGACGATGAAACTGTAAACAAAATGAGAGAGAAGTTCACAATGACAAACCTAGACAGCAGAGTTGAAGACGCACTACCAATCATAAACAGAATAATGAGTGAACTGGAAGCACCCAAAGAAGAAGAACAAGTCAACGAACTAGAACCAGATGCAGAACCAATTGATGCACCTGTACAGGCACCAGTGGATCACGGTGCAGTAGTACAAAGTTTTTTAAATGACCCAGACAGCAAACTAGTACTAAGAAAAGATGATTCGGCAGACAAGATGTTGAAAGTTACAAAATTCACAAACAAGAACACAATGTTAAGTTCTATACTATCAGACATAGCGTCTAGACTGTTGACTAAATCAGGTGAGGAAGACAGGGTGGCAAACTTTGCTTCTAGAGTAGCAGATGAGATGGAACAAGAAAATTCAGCAACATTCAAAGCAACTCCGGACTACATCAAAAACAAAAAAATTGCGGTACAGTTAGCAAAAAGATACATCGACGACTACAAGAAAATGCAATCAGAGCCAGGATACACAGATCAAGTGAGAATGGATCCAGCAGATTTCAACCCCAAGAAAGACCTCAAAGGCAAAGCAAAAGAAACAGAAGCATTTGAGAATTGGGTAAGCAACGTTGGCGAAGCAACAATCAAACCTTACGTTTCAATGTACAAAGGCAAAGATGGCAAAATGGTTTATGATGTGTTAGACAAAAATGAAAAATCAGCGTTCAAGAGCGGCGATATGAAAGCGGCACAAGAATACCTTAAACAAAACTATGACAAGTTAAGAGAATATGCAAAAGAGCCAAAAAATCCAGAAGACAGAGACGCAAAATTAAAAGCACTACAGGACATCCAGATGGATCCAAACACAGCAAAAGATCCTGAAATGGTAAAAACAATGATCCAACGTAAAAAAGAATTACAAAAAACAGAAGGCAACGAATTTGCAATGGCAGTGCAAAAAGCAAAAGCGGCCGGTATGAAAGCAGGAGACAAGTTTAAAGTTGGCGACAAAGAGTATACTCTTAAAGATGCTATAGAGATGGCAGGCCTACAACTTGAACAATTCTTCTCAGAAGAAGAAATAGAAGTCCCAGAAGAAGCACAAGCGGAAGCAGAAGAGATTAACACAGAATTAGACAGAATCAAGACACTGGCTAACCTTTCATAGTAAAAACTCCATATTACCAATAATAGTAGTAGACATTAGATAAATATAGTTGTATATTACGTACTATATGTCTGATATACATTTAGGCAAACAACAACATAGGCACAATAAAGGAGGCTTACATTATGGCATCATTGGCTGAAATAAGAGCGAAGTTAAAATCTCAAGAAGTGAATCGCTCCACTTCCAACACAGGCGGAGACAACGCCATCTACCCACACTGGAATATATCAGAAGGTTCTGAAGCAGTAGTTAGATTCTTACCAGATAGGGATCCAAACAACACTTTTTTCTGGACTGAAAGAAATATGATCAAATTACCTTTCGCAGGTATTAAAGGTCAGACTGATTCAAGACCAGTGACAGTGCAAGTACCGTGCATGGAAATGTATGGGAAAACTTGTCCAGTACTAACAGAAGTTAGACCGTGGTTTAAAGACAAGAGCATGGAAGACATGGGAAGAAAATACTGGAAGAAGAAAAGTTATATCTTCCAGGGTTTTGTCACAACGAATCCACTAGCAGAAGACACAACACCTGAGAATCCAATCAGAAGATTCATTATTGGACCTCAGATCTTCAACATTATCAGAGGGGCACTTATGGATCCAGAGATGGAAGAAATGCCAACTGATTACTTGAAGGGTGTAGACTTCAGGATCACTAAAACAACTAAAGGTGGTTATGCTGACTACTCAACATCGAAATGGTCAAGAAGAGAAAGACCGTTGGATGAGGCAGAAAGAGCCTCAATCGACACACATGGGTTACACAACCTAGGTGACTTCAGACCAAAAGAGCCAACAGAAGCAGAGGTTAAAATAATCGCAGAACTATTTGCGAAATCTGTGGAAGGCGAGGCTTA